AGATATTATAATTAATAAAGAAGTTCTTGCTGAGCAAATGGGCGATAAAGCAGAGGAGTTTGTAGAATGTATAAGGATAGTTGAAGACATTATCCATAACCCAGACCATTATCTAGGCGGGCAGGCTGTTAAGTATGCTAATATATTAGCAGCGTATAGAACATTGATGATTATTAAATCACAAGCTTTTAAAAGAAAGTCTGCGGTTATGAATGATCAAGATAAGTTTGTTAATGATATATGGAAGACCATGTATGAAGCATTAGGTGAAAACATAAATGCACTTAAACTCGCTGCGAAAGGCGGAATGTAATGAAATCACTAAAAGTATTGAGGAACCCAAAGCCAGTAGAAGTTGCAGTGGAAGTTCCAGAGGAGAGCTTTACTACCGCTCAGTTGGTAGATAGTTTAAATAAAGCTATTGACGAAAGTTTGACGGAAAGAAATAAGCCAGAATTCAAAAAAGTCAAGGGGTTCCACCCAAGCTATACCAACCAATGTTCACGCTATTGGTATTATATGTTTGATGGAGTCAGTGTAACTCCAGACTTTAGAGCGCAAACGCTTAGAATTTTTGATAATGGTCATGCTGTTCATGACAGATTGTACGGATATTTTAGAGAGATGGGTATCTTGGTAGCCGAAGAAATTCCTGTTACTTATTCATCGCCTCCGATTGAAGGAACGGCAGATGGAATTATTAACTGGCATGGAGAAAAATTGATTGAATTAAAATCAATTAGCTCAGAAGGATTCCATTACAGAAAACTGTACAACAAGCCAAAGGATGAGCATTACAGACAAGCTCAGATTTACATGGAGTGCTTGAATCTAGATGGCGGTTTTGTTATTTATGAATGTAAGAACAATCAAGAAATTCTTCCTATTTATATTGAAAAAGACCAGGCTTTCATAGACAAGCTCTTTAAGAAATACAGAGATATTTATGGGAATTATACTAGCGGTAATATCCCTGTCAGACCGTACAAGAGAACATCTAAGCATTGTTCGGATTGTAATGTGTCTGCTTTATGCTGGGGAGACAGTGATTAATGATGACGAAAGGACATGCAAAAATTTAGATTGCAGTAGACCGTTTAAGGCTAAATCTTATAATAGTATTTATTGTTCGGCAGAATGCAGAAGAATTGTTACAAATGCAAAATTGCTAAGTAACTATTATGAAAAAAAAGCTAATATAAATAAAAAAAGAATTTGTAAAACAAAAGAATGTGAAACTGTATTATCACGGTATAATAAAGAAAATATATGTGAGAAATGCAAAAGAGAGCGGTTTGTGCAAAGGCTAGTTGGGTGGGGCTGGGAAGAAGGCTCGGTCAGGGACAGCATGTAATGAATCTTAAAAATATAGTTAGCGCCCATGACAAGAGAATTTTATCAATAGACCCGTCTTCTCATTCTTTGGGCTGGGCTGTTATTGATTTTAATAATGGTCTTAAATTGCTTGATTGTGGAAAAATTAAATTTACAAAAACAAATGATATTTCTATAAAGTTTAATGAAATCAATAGTGGTGTTAAAGAAATTTGTAAAAAATATAGCCCATCTATGACTGTTATTGAGCAATCAGTTTACATTCAAAATTTTCAAACAAGTAGAGTTATTTCTTATATAATTGGTTACACCTGGGGCATAGTTCAGGGTTATTGTTTTAAGGTCATGGATATTAATCCAATTCTTTGGAAACGGGGGATTGGGTATAAAAATATATCTAAAGCAGATAAAATAGTTTTTGACACTGAGGCTAAGAAAAAGAAAGAAAGAAAAGATCGTGTCAGAGATATTATTACTGATTACTTTCAAATGGAAGAAGAAAATCTAAAAGATGATGATATTGTTGATGCAGTCGGCATTGGACTTTGGTATTATTTAATGGCGGTATCTAATGGCTCTTGAACCTTATAAAGATAAAACATGGCTGTATGAGCACTATGTAAAGAAGCGAATGAATTTGACGGACATTGTAAAGCTGCTGAAGCAAACTTACAATGTTGAAATTTCTCCGCAAGGTCTTTACAACTGGTGCAGTAAGTATGATCTTTTGAAGTACAGAGGGAAAGGTAGAAATCTATCTGCTACATCTAAAAAGCCAAAATCACCAATGCAACAGAAGGCTGAGCAAATGAAGCGTGATAGAAGGAAAGCAATGCAAAATAGAAAGAAAGGTATGGGTAGATAATGCAAAGAAAAGTAGCGGCAGGTGATCTAGGTATATTTGCAGAGCTTGACATGGTTTATAACCAGGCGAGAATGATTGAGGCAAGTCAGAACAAGACGAAATACAAGTGTCTTGGCTCTGGCAATTGTTGTTCAATTGGTTTAACAATTCACATGACAGAGTGTGCCAACATCGCATTTAATATCACCCAGCAATTTTATTTGCATTTGGAAAACAAAGGTAAAGATTTTGCGGATGAATGGTTTAATTCGGTAGTTAGTTCTTTAAAGGAGGCAATGTATGATGAAACATGGCAATTCGGTGGTGAAACTGAAAGGAAATGCGCTTTCTACAAAGGCGGCTGCACTATCTATGGGTTTAGACCTCTGGTGTGCAGAAGTTATGGGGCTTTTGTCGGTGTTGACGATGTTTGCCCTAGAGAAAGAAATGTTTATGGCAATGTAGAGCATTTCTCTGGAACACCAGTTCAGGATATGGTGCAACAATTCCAAAGCTTGCTAAGTAGATATTCAAAAGACAAAGACTCAAATTATGATGTTGTTGTTTATATGCCGCTGGGTGTGTTGAGTTTCTTACTTACGCCAGAAGAATTAGAGGAGTTAGCGGACAAAACAGACGATAGAATGTGGAGGGCTGTTGAAGGTTGGTTCAATTACCGAGTTGAATATACAAAAGTCCACGGCTTGCCTATGCCTAAACTAAGAGAAGCTGCAGAAGCTGCAGGGAAAAAGATTGCGTTTCAAGTAGAAGAATGATCACTTGGACAGATAATGGTTCGTCAAGAATTGGCGAAGGCTATGGCGATGCTTCATATCATCTAACAAAGCATATCGGCAAGAGCGGGCTAGATTTTCGTAAGATTGAAAATGAGAGCCCGCAAGAAATTAGCGGGTTCCAGATTGGGTATGCAAAAAGAAATGATGTGCACGAAGGTGTAGTAATTAATCACTGCCTGCCAGAGTCTTATGGTAAGTATGGTGATTATAAGATTGGGTTCTCGTACTGGGAGACTAACCAACTTCCAAGTGGTTGGATAGACGATTTAAATAGAATGGATGAAATCTGGACCACATCTGATTTTATGCGGTCTGTTTTTATATGCAGCGGAGTTACAAAACCAGTTTATAATTTTCAATTAGGCGTTGACCCTGAGATATATTTCCCTCGTAAGAGAGTCAGAAAAGGTCCATTCACTTTCTTAAGTATCGGTTCCCCATCTACGAGAAAAAACTCTCAAATGGCTGTAGACGCATTTATTAAATTGTTTGGCGGGAACGATCAGTATCAAATGATTTATAAATCAAAAGGTCCAGCTGATGCGAGATCAGTTATCAACGGGATGAAAGACAAACTAGATCATCCGCAGATTGACATAATTGATTGGGAAGTTAGCGCAGAAGAGCTTGGTCGTATTTACGATAAAGTAGATTGCGTACTGTATCCTACAAGTGGAGAAGGATGGGGGCTGCTCCCGTTCCAGGGCATAGCAAAGGGTATACCAACAATATGCACAAACTTTTCTGCCTGTACTGAGTTTGCTCATCTTTCCGTTCCGCTTGATTATTCAATGTCGGATTATAAAATGTCTGGCATATATCAAGATACAGGGTACTGGGCAAAGCCAGATTTTGACGATTTATGTGATAAAATGTTGTATACAGTAAACAATTACGAAGAAATTTCTAACCGCACATATATGTCGGCATTATATATAAATGAAAATATGACATGGGAAAAAGTGTCGGAGAGGTATATAGATAGATTATGTCAGATATTGAAATAGTTAAAACAAAAAGTTTGATTGAAAAAATTAAAGATGTTGAACAAGTTGGAATTTTGCATGTAAAAGGTTACTCAATGCGGGAAATTTCCACCTTGATGTCAATTCCAATTAATGAAATAAAAGAATATATTGAAGAATATAAATTAATTTTAAATCAAACAATTGAAGAAGACCCATTCTTCCTTGAAAAAGTTCAGTTTAACACTATCAAAGCTTTAACCGAATTTGATGAGTTGAGCAAGGAAGCCTGGGAAACCATCAATATTGCTACCGACAATGGCATGGTTGCTGCCAGAATTCAAGCAATTAAGCTGGCAGGCGAGCTAGCTACCAAGAAAGCTCAATTGCATAAATTGATGGGCGGGAATCAAACTGACGGTGAGTATATTGCTAGAATGCAGAAAGCAGAGAATGTTAACCAGATTCTTTCTAAGATCCTCAGAGATGTTATTTCCAAGTATCCAGAGATTGCGGAAGAGGTTAGGAAAGAACTAGAAATTGCATTTGAGATAATGACTGGTAAACCAGTCAACCTTAAAGAAGAGAGCTCATAATTTGAGAACGCTATTTTTGCCATTTAGGGGCTATTTTGCTCATAATTTGAGAACGCTATTTCCGCCATTTAGGGGGGTTTGAAAAATGTCTGACTTCCTCGGTGTCAACCTTGAATTTAACGACTTTGATCGTTTATTAAGACAAGATGAACTTATGGAACAACCTGTCTCTATTGAAACTTTCGTTCAAGATAAACATTATTTAGGATTACCGCCTCTATCTGAAATTCAGCTTGAGATCGTAAAGCATAGCACACAAATTTTCAAATTACCTACTTTGCAAAAACTTTATGGAGAAGAAGCTGGGTTGGAATATTATAAGAAGTATACAGACAATGAAGTGATTTGCATGCTTGGTAAAGGATCAGGTAAAGACCATTGTGCAAGAATTTCTATGGCTTATACAGTTTATTTGCTGCATTGTTTGAGAGACCCATTGGGCTACTATGGTAAAGCTCATGGTGTTTATATAGACCTTTTAAACCTGGCTGTGAACGCACAACAAGCTCAAAGAGTATTCTTTGAACCATTAAAAAACTTATTGCTGTCATCTCCTTTCTTTAATAATGTTGGATTTGAACCTAGAGTATCAGAAATATTTTTCTTTTCTCGCCCAGTTAGATTATTCTCTGGTCACTCCGAATCAGAAGGTTGGGAAGGTTATGAAGTACTAACAGTTATTCTAGACGAAATTTCAGCATTTAAAACAGATAGTGAACTAAAAGGTGAAATTAGATCAAAAGGTTCAGCCTCTGCGATTTATAACATGAGTAAATTATCCGTCATGTCTCGCTTTCCAGAAATAGGTAAAGTTATTCTTTTGTCGTTCCCTCGTTACAAAGGTGATTTCATTCAGCAAAGATATTTTAATTCTAGAGAAAAGAATGAACCAAAAACATGGTCTATCAAGGCTGCGACATGGGAAGTCAACCCTACAATTAAAAGAGAACAATTAGAATCGGAATATATTAGAAATCCAATTGAAGCTGCTTCTCGTTTTGAATGTGAACCTCCAACAATGGAAGACGCATATTTTAGAGATGAAGAAAAAGTTAGAAAAGCTTTTATGTACGGGGATGACCCAGTTGATCCAGACGGTAGATTTCATAGATGGTTTAATAATACAGATGGGCATAGAAGGTATATACATATAGACCTTGGACATAAGAGAGACAGAACTGCGTTGTGTATGTCTCACTGTACTGGTTTTAAAGAAATAATTACATCTATGGGCACTGAGCATTTACCAATTATTAATGTTGATTTGGTCCATTCATGGAAGGCTGCCCCAGGTGAAGAAATTAACTTTGCTTCAGTTAGGCAGATGATCGTTGATTTATGTAAAAGGTTTGATGTAGCTAAAGTTACATTTGACAGATGGCAGTCAATTGAAATGATTCAAAGCTTGAGATCGCAAGGTATTAATGCAGACTTTCACTCTGTTAAAAAAACAGATTATGATACATTGATGACTTCAATTTATGATACAAGATTAAGAGGATATTGGAATCATATTCTTGTTGAAGAAGAGTTATTAAAGTTAAGATTGTTTTCTAATAATAAAATTGATCACCCCAATGCTGGGTCTAAAGACCTAGCAGACGCTTTGGCTGGGTCTGTATTCAACGCCATTGAGAATATGGCAATGGAGACTGAAGTTGAAATAGAAATCCTAGGTCTAGATATGGATGTAGAAAAATATGATGATATAGAGGATTTTGGTACTGTGAGAAGGTATGATCATAATTTGGGAGGCTTTGTGCCTGAATATCTACAATCTAATATACAAACAGAGGAGGTGGGATCATGGATGGAAAGTCTGTAGAAAATGTTAATGAAATTGATATTAACGATGTTGTTAAAGCCCTGGCAGATAAGGTAGCTGAATTAACAGTGCAGAACGCAGTACTTACTGCACAGCTAAAAAAAGCACTGACCGCTTGGTAGGAAAGAAATTTTAGAAAAAACTGACAAATACGCACTAAGGCGTAAAAGTGATGCTACATTGTCTATCAAGCCAAAAGGCTACTTAACAAAACCAAACATCGGAGAATAAGATGGAAATTAAGCAAGCAGATAAATTCC